GTCCAATCGTGTCCATAAAAAACGGCCTTGACTGCTTGGGCGCAACCCGCTTGCCCTTCGACCGGTTACATGAGACGCATGCAGCAACAAGGTTGTCATCATCCTCGCCCCCGCCCAGTGCTCGAGGTACTACGTGATCCACTTCAGTTGCTTCGCCTCTGCAATAGTGGCATGTGTATGCGTCACGACTCAAGATGCGTAAACGTATTTGTGCCCAGCCTTTTACCCTAACTCCCACTGTTTATTCCTCTCAGCTCGTAGCGCAACCCTACACAGTAAGCACTTCAATCTTTCACTAATACTATGTTGCAGTTGCGACTCTAAATGGTTAATGACTTTAATTTGGCGTTGAATTGTTTTGCGTCCTGTCCTGATTGGCTTAGTGGGCAGGGAATGGCTACAAGTAGCAGCCAAATCCTGTCCGTCATGGATGAGCGGTACTGGTGTATGGATCCTTACGGATAGTCACGCCATCTGTCGCTAACGTGTTGTGGTTCGATACTGGGTGACTCGGTTCAGTATCACGTGAGTGACTCTCCCTGCCTTGATGTGTGGGATGGGGTTGCATGGTTTAGTCCGTCCATGCCTGAGATACGCCCTCAGACGGCGGTTGAGCCTGTTGGTTAGCAGGCCAGCGGTTTTAGTCACGCCCGGACATTTGCACGGTGATTTAGAACGGTGGTTCTACGCCTGCCACATTCCAAGGGTCATGTGGTTTGGGTAGTTTATCTCGGCTGTTGCGTTCGACGTTGGCAATAGCGTTAGTAAGTAGTGCGCCTACAGCATCACACTCTAGCTCAAGCCTGCGCTGCTTTGCTTCCTGCTTGTCCACATAGTCGTGCTGACGTAGTACGCCCTGGACAATTACTGCATTACCCTTCCGCAGAGATTCTGTCACATTCTCTGCTTGCTTGCCCCATGCAGTGCAAGTAATGAATACGGTGTTTCCATCAATCCACTCATTCTTGTCTTTATCAAACTTACGATCACTAGCTGCGATAACAAAGTTTGCTACTGCCTTGCCTGTGTTTGTGAATCGTAGTTCAGGGTCTGCTGTCAAGTTCCCCACAACTGTCATTTGTATTCTCACTTCATGCTCCCCAGTAGTTCCTCAATTTGTTCTTGCACCCGGCCGAGTGCGGCTGTGGGCTTTTCGTTGTCTCTGATGTGCTGGCTCAGTATTAGTAGTCCTGCACAGAACCCTGAATCCCACATGCGGTCTAAACCTTGGCTTATTGGTATTGCTACCTGACCTTTGGCTTTGCGTCTGTGTTCATCCTGCGTCATTTTGGTCACCGTCTAACTCTGTAATAGTGAGGCATGGATAGTCCGACTCGCAGTGACTGCATACGGTGTAACCTTCGTCGTATTCTCCACAGCATGTAGGGTCACCGCATAAAGAAATATTGCCATCAACTTCTTTGTGAAGTTCACGTACACGATGAATTGCTTGGGCCATCTGAACGTATTGCTCGGCCAACGATTCGCTTTTAATCATCCTCAGGTGTTTCCTTAATGGCCTTGTCCAACTTCAAGGCTTGTAGGTCCTCAATCATGGCTGACGCCTGAAGTTTGGTCAGTGGACCTTCGATTCCATAATCCGACTTCCACTGGTTAATCCAATCTTTGCTGGGCACTGTGCGCTCAATGAGTGTTCGTTGAGCTTGCGTCATTGGATCGTTAGCAAACGGTTTGCCCTGTTTTGTTGGTGTGGGCAGTTTGCGGGGTTCAGTGTTCTGTACTTCGTCCCTCGAGGCCACAGCTGTATCAATACCAATACCAAGTGAGGCAATGGCACGACCCCAGCAGCTTGATTCCAAGTTTTGGATAACACTTCCCTTAGTAAAATTGGTGCGCCCGATTGCTAGTTCCTGGGCTGTGCCTACGCCCGGGCGAACGTCTTCTTCGTAGCGGTAGGCGTAAGCGATACCCCAAACGTATTCTGGGTCATGGTCACAGATGCCTTTAAAGATGAATTGCAGTGAGCCATCTGGGAAGTGATCGTGAAACATTGATACACGGGTTTTAACGTCTACATAGTCGTTGAGATTGAAACTCATTACGAGCCTTTCTGTTTGTATTTGGCTTCCAAGTCGTGCGGTACATCATAGAACCATCCTTCGCTGACATTTATCTCGATGAAGGATTCGCTTTTGGTGTATGTGGTGTTCTTGGTGACAATTCGGGCCTTGTTGAGACTCCATGAGTGGATGATGAAGTATCGGCTGTGGTCACTGTTGAACGTAACAAAGTATGAGCGTTTGGTAACGAACTTAATTTTGCGACTGGAGTAGTGAATTGTGTCATATGGAAAGTTCACTCCAGTCCAGTTGTGTTTAACTTCAACTTCGTAATCGTATTTATCTGTCAGTATGTCTATTCCGTAATCATCCGGATTGACACGGGGGTTGCATTCATATCGGGAGTTGAGGATGTCGATGAATAGGTATTTAACCCAGTCATTCTTGTCGTACAACTCCCGACTGAATGCTTTGCTCACAACGTCTGTTTAGGTCCTAAGAGCTTTAATGCTCGGAGTAGGTCTGTAGGTGTGCAAAATAGTACGTCGCACATGATTGGCAGTAATCCCATATTAGGGATGTTTTCGTGTGCAAAGTAGCGGTGAAGGTTGCCTCGGTTGATTCCAATGGCGTCTGCGATTGCTTGATACGTTGGGAGACCCATTTCTGCGCCTCGAGCGAGTAGCCATTCGCCGCCAGTCTTTTGCTTAGCCACGACGCACCTCGATGTTGAGATCACGTGCGGTCTGTGAGGCGATTGGTGCGCCCGGGAATTGGTCTGCAGACTCTGTGCGGGTGAATCCCTGCACTTGGTAGCCACACAGCACTAATACGCCACCAACAATGAGTAGCAAGTATGACTGGGTGAGTGATGCTTTCTCAGCTGTGAAAGCGCAGACTGTAAGTAATGTCCAGCCTAGGATTCTTGATAGTTTCAACATGTTATGCCTTTCGTCTGTAAGCGGGGTTGCTCACATGCACAACATTACGCCTCATTAGCAACATGTCAAGTATTTATCTAAATAAAGATGAAGCGCCTACAACAAGGCCAATAACTAATGCGCCTACAGTGCGAACAATCCACTCGGAACGGGACTCAAGTCTGCTTACACGATCGTCCAGGTGTCTACGCTCCGCAGTGTATGTTTCTCGTCTAACAAATTCTTCCTGCACACGGATAGGAATGTCTTTGACATCCTGCGATAACTCGTCGAGCCTGCGCATAATTTCGGTTAATGTGGGTTCACTTTGAGACATAGCCACGTCCGTACCTTGTGTCTTTGGGGTTCAGGTAGTTGTAGGTCACCATGAGTGCAGTCCCCACTCCGGCATATAAAGCCGCTTTCAATGATGACTCTGAGTAGTTTCCTGCGGTCAGTATGGCTCCGATAAAGGTAATAAGAAATGTTCGTACGATTGTTCCTGCAGCTGCTGAAAGTTGCTGTATTTGGCTGTGGCTCATTTTTTGGCTACTTTCTTTGCTGGTGGCTTGGTGGCTAGGACTAGTTCTGGGTTTAGTGTGTCGTTGTTGTATAGGAATGGGCTAGTACGCATTTCTAAATGCAGGTGTGGGGCCTTGGTGTTACCTGTCATACCCACATAGCCGATGATGTCTCCAGCCTCAACTTTGCCTTTACCAATGATGTCGAGGTTCACGTGTGAAAGGTGGCAGTATGCGGTGTGCACAGTCCCGTATTTGAGGCCCTCGGTTCTGATGATCACATGGATTCCGTAGGCGATTCCCCAGCCACCTATGCGACTGGCGTGCACAACTTCGCCACCTGCGACTGCATACACAATGTCGCCCGGTTGCCCTGCATAGTCGGTGCCTGTGTGCTTTCCTGCAGCCCATGTTGAGCCCGGTGTGCCATAGGCGCAGGTTACTGTGCTTGTCTTGGTTGGTTTGTGGAATCCCATAAGTAAATCCTAACTAGATGCTGTCGTTTTGTGGTGCTAGTCCGAGTGTGACGTCAAAGGTTCCTCGCCCGAGCTGGAGCGTAAAGTTTTCGACAAAGTATGTGGCGGTGCCTGAACCGATTGGCGATGGAATTGGCATGGTTATTTTGGTTCCACAAAATACGGTTGCTAGTGATGTGCGTATTGTGTTGGTTAGCGCAGGGTTGTGGAGGTTGATTCTTACAGCATCGGGACGCCACACGGGGGACTTGAATCCCGAAATAAATGTTTGGGCTAGCGTGAGAGCTGCGGAAGCATCATGCAATCGTGTATCTCTACTGCCTGAGCGTTTGCCAAATTTGCCGATTGAGGTGCTATCGCTGGCTGTCTGGTCTGTGCCAGTTCGAATAATGGTGATGTCATTACCAATAGCAGTAATGGATTTGGTGAACGTCAAGTCTGAGTTGATGTAGTCGCTCGTAAGCGTGATAGTAGTACGGTTTTGGCGGTCTACTCGTCGATCATAATAAATGTCCCCATTTGAGCGTTCATAGAATACGCCACCTGCACAGTTGGCTGTGTAACGGATAACATCACCCAGGTTGTCGGTATCACTGGGGGCCACAGAATCGAGTAGTGCGCCACCGGTCTGCGGCATAGTTGTTGAGTCGTAATTGACTGTCCCACGGTTTGTTAATTGCCAATCCGACATCATTGCGAGAATTTGGGCGCCAGCATAATCCAAGCTATAACTGACTGAGGGTGTGCAAGTATTCCAGTCGATTGTGGCAACATGCGCAATGGCTGTAATGGAATATGTAGGGGTGCCAGTACCGTTATTAAAGTTGCGGTACGAAAATGTGATGTCTGTGATTAATCCATAAAATACTGTTACAGCGAGGACGGACTCGTACAGTTTTATTGGATCACCAATGGTGGGAACCGTGAAACCTGTAGAGTCAGTAACAGTTAATTGTGCAGTCAGCACTCGAGGTGTCGGCTGGCTCATCACATCGTAACGGCCACCGTAAATGCTTACTGAATCAATTTCGGCATAATTGGCAAGATTGTCAGTGAGTGTATCTAACTGAAATGAAGGCGTGTAGGTTGTCATGCTGACCAGACTGTACGTGAAGTAGATACGGCCCCAGTGCGGATGCTGGACTTCTGTAGCAGTTGCTCGATGCTGCGTCGAGCTGACTCGGCGTCCACAATGCCATTCAGGTTAATGATCGTTGTGCCTGTGCCAGACATGCTGTAAGAACTGGGTTTGATATTTCTCTTAGGTGTGACAAATCTTTCGGATGGAACAACAGGAGCCGTAGTCGGTGCAGGTGCTGGGCCTGTGCCATAGTTACCCGGGTCAGCACCTGTAAGTGTTCCAATAAGTGCTCCCCACTTTTGCCACCAACGTTTACTACCTGCGATTGCGTTGGTCACTGCACTAATTGCGTTTGCAACCGTTGTCAATGCGCCAGCCATTTGCTCAAGAACGGAAATTCCATTAGTTGCTGGTTGTCCGCTTAATGACGCAAATAGGCCTTGGAATGACAAAGTCATGTTTTTAATTGCACTGCCGAGTTTCGCTGCAGGCGAATTTTTGTCTTTTGCAATGCCGTCAAATCCGTCTTTAACGTCACCAAGAAACGGAATTAAGCTTTCTTTAATGTACTTAAGAAGGTCACCAAGTTTAGGCAGAATTTTGTATCCCACCGATTCTTGGAAGTTAGTCCAAGCAATACTCAGGCCATCAACAGCTCCTTGATATGTGCCTGCAGCTGCTTTACCTGCGCCACCAGTTTTCTTTGCCAGCGTACCGAGGACTTGATTGAAACTCATTGTCTTTAACTTGGCTTTATCAATACCCAAACCAAGTTTGCCTAGAGCCGTATTCGATCCTAAATAGGCTTTGGACAGCGCAGTAACAACTGTGTCCAATGACTTGCCGGACAATGCGCTGACGTCAATTGCTGTGCGAATAATCTTTTGAGACTTGCTTACAGACTTGGTTGCGACAACTAACTTGCCAAATGCTGGGCGTAACTTATCGTCGATAATGTTGTACTGCGACTCAAGTGCACTAATGGTCTTTTCAGAGTCTTTAATAAGTCCCTTGCGGTTCTTAGCATTGTTCTTGATGGTCTTGGCAAGTAGCACCTGGGACTTCTGGTCCTCAAGCGCAGCAGTGATCGCAGACTTACCAAACAACAGCGCAGCTGCACCCATAGCGGCAAATGATGCAGCAACAGCAGTGCCCAGCATTTTCACACCATTCTTAAAGCGTTGCAGGTTCTTTTCCGCAGACTTCAGTGACTTAGCAAAATTCTTAGTGTTTGCGCTCAATCCAATACTGATTGAACGGCCGATACTACCTGCCATATTTACCCCTTAACCAATCCTGACAAATTTCCTGCACTGAGGATTCCCACGCAGCAAAAGTTGGGCGCATGTATCTGTCACTGGCAGCCTTTGTCCATCCCGGTCGGACAACATTCTTGGGCCATGTCACTTCGGCACCTCGGGACTTGTAGCGTCCTGATGAGTCTGCAGTGCCAGCTTGTCTACGATAAACGCCCACAATGGAGCCGTAGCGGAGCATATTGGTGCTCGCTAGTACGTGTTTACCTTTCGGCCGTCTAACTGCCTGTGGTCCCGTGATGGGTCCCTGAACGCCTTTGGCTAAATGATTGCCATAGTAAGGTGCACGGGACTTTCCGATAATCACCTTAGGTATACGATCACCGGCTGAACGCACAGACTGGGCAAGGGTCGGACCCACAGTCGGAGCATGTCTAAGTATTTCAGCAATCACTATAGGTTTAATGATTGTGTCTGCAATTACTCGAGCATCAGACCTCAATGCTTTGTTGGCATCTTTGGGTAGTTCCTTGAGTGCCCGTAACACTGCATAGAATTCATCAGGGTTGATGTCGATGGCGGAGCCAGAGCGATAATTGATGCTCCTACTCGGTGCTGCCATGTCACTGCTCCTGCAATAGTTCGTTAAGTGTTGCTATGTCTTTCCAATCGAGCTCATCCCAATCAAGCCGGATAACCCCACGACAAGCGAATATTAGACGCTGTCGCTGGAGGCTTCCGGCTGGGTGGGGTCCGAGTCATCATCACTAAAATCATCGATGCTGTCCAAACTGTCCACCCAAATATCAAATGGTACTTGTGTGCCTTGCCTTGCTAGTGCTGCCCATGTGAGTACGGCCAAATCCTCAAGGCCGATACGCAAGTTTTCGCCTTGCCACAGATCACTAAATTTCTGTTTCGTGTGACGTTCCCAGCGGATGAAGTCGGCTGGCAAAGTTGTGACCTTGCCAGCGACCCCAGCATGAACATAAGAGATGTGGATTTTCATCCGTGACCCATTTCTATTAAGAGGTTGTGAGTACTACTGAACCCGGTACGACAGTGAATGAAACAGTGGATGTGAGTGCATCCGTTGCTACGCCACCCACTGGCGGAAATTCTGGGTAGATGTTGAATGTGTAGACGTTTGCTGTGCCTGTTGCACCTGTAACCTTAAGAATTGCAGCGATGGCTGTGTCTGGCGCAGTGTTCGCCAAATTCCACAATGCCTTGCAGATACTGTTAGACGTTGTGCCTGAGGATGTGCTGACCCAGTCCTGATACAACTCAACATCAAGCGTTCCAGTCTTTTGAGTCGTTACTGCCTTTTGGCCCGATAGTGCCTCAATGAGTTGGCGGTCTGCATTGTAAGTCAAAGTGGCTGATGAACAAATGTCCTCATACTGAACAGGTGCACCACCAGTTCCCTGTGCGATGGATAAGGTCAAGTCATGACCTTGAGCGTAGATTCTGGCCATGGCCTTACTCCTTTGTTGCGTGAATTGTGAGAGTGATATCTGTGGTCAAGCAATCGACCGGTCCGTTTTGAACAAGTCCGGGCTGACTGAATGAACCTATCTCGACACCTGCAGGCAGGACGTCAAGAAATTTTGACATGAGTGTTTCAAGGTTTGCAATTGATGCTTCATTATCAATCATGGCAACCATGAGAGTGCACTTAAAAGACATTTGTAGTCGGTCTAGTGAGAAGCTAGGAAAGTCGATGTATGGCTGACCTGGCACTAAGACAATGCACGGTACTGGCATGTTTTCTTTCGGCTGTGCAAAGACAAGGTAGCCTGAACCCTCGAGGGCTGCACCTAGTTCCTTACGGGCGTCTGTGATGCTCATCCGATCATCGAATCCACATCACGGTAACGGGAAATGAGTCCAGTTACTTTGCTAATAATTGAGCGTCCCATGAGGTACGGTCCGGGCTGGAAGTCGATACCTTGCGCCTGTCCACCCGGAACTGTCCAAGCGTTAAACACATCCACGGCAATCATCATCGCTGCAGTGCGTACTGCCACAACATTGTCATAGCTCACTGCGGTCGATAATGTCGCAGTGCCCAGTGGCTTGTAGGTATGGAGTACCACATCAGCGTGGGTAAGCGCACAGTGAAACATGTAGCCACTGGCATCGGTCACAAAATATGTGCCGTCATAGTCCGTTCCAGTGATCACTACTTGCTGGCCTGCAGCGAAAGCATGTCGGCGCACTGTGTAAAACGTCACTACATTGCCCA